CCCCTTCGCTGCACCGGGGTGGTTGGTGGGTGCGGGCGGTGTGTGGCGCGATGCGGGCTCGGGTTAGCGGCTCGCCTTCTGCATGTGGCGGAATGCCGGCCGACGCTCAGAGACCCGGGTACTAATCGGGGAGCGCCGGCCGGCGCCACTTCCAACCAAGGTCAGCATATCAAACCCCGCGCATCTTCATGGTAGCGACGATGCCGAGAACGATGAAGCAGGCCAGCATGATTGAGAGTGCAGTGCCGAGCACGATGAAGAGGCCGGGGCTCATGTGGGGTACTCGGGGTCCGACGTGCACGAGGCGAAGGCGTCGGCGGGTGAAGGGTCGGTAGGGCATTGATCGGCTCATTGGTGTACCAACCGTTTCGGGTCAATAGTGTCGGTGAGGTCTTTGGGGAGGCGCACTCCGACTTTGGCCGCGGTTTTGCGGCCGATCTTGTCAGCTCGTGCAGCGAGTTCGACTCCGGCGTCTTGCTTGCTTTCGATCACGTCCACACGACTTTTGAGTTCGTAGAGGCCCGCGATGGCGAAGTCGAGTCGGGTGATGATTCGTTGCACCGACCACACCATCATGCCAAGGATGGCGACGGCCACGGCGATGATCAGCCCGGTGATCAGCGCGGGGCTCATTTGGTATTGCTCGATGCGACGAACCCGACTGCGGCACCGACTTTGAGCAGCAGCGACGTGGCGAGCGTCATGCTGGCGGTGAAGACGTTGAGGCTGTGGCCGCTGAGGAATCCGATAGCGAGCCCGGCGACGGCGATGTCGGGGCCGAAGGAGACCAGGAGCGCGAGCATGGCATATCCGAAGTAGGCGCGTCGGCGGCCCACCACATGACCGGTGAAGAGGCCTGCGAGGGCGTTTCCCGGGAGCCCTGCTGACACGTTGGCGCCGGATGACCGGAGGGCTGCGAGCAGGGCCGCAATCTCTTCGGGGCTGAGCTGCGCGGGCTTCGGGGGCGGCACGGGGACCGGTACCGGTGCGGGTGCAGGTGCGGGTGCAGGTGCGGGTGCAGGTGCGGGTGCGGGTGTGGGTGTGGGAGCAGGTGTGGGAGCAGGCGCAGGCACGGGTACCGGAACCGGGAGCGGCGCCGCGTTGTAGTCGGTCAGTCCGCTCGTGGATCGGTTGGCGCCGTTCCCCCACGACCAACCGAGCGACGGGTGCGGATAGCTGTCGGCATGCGACAGTTTCACCCCGTTGCCCAACTCGAGAATGGTGTCTCCGAGTTTGCTGGCGTAGGCGACGACGGCGCGCCCGTGATCGTGGCCGATGACGACACCGACGTGACCGTAGGGCGCGACGTCCCAAAAGATGGTCGAGCCGACGGGCGCCGAGTTGATATCGGTTCCCTCGATATGACTCGCCAGGTAGGCGGCGTGTGCGCTCGGGTAGACGTGGATGCCGGCCTCATTGCCTTGGTAGGCGTACAGCCAGTAATAGCCCGCGTAGCGCTGGCATTGGTTGTAAAGGAGTGCGCCCGGGTGGTTGAGATTCCACAGCAGCAGGGCTTCTTTGGCGACATCGAGCGCGGTGGTCATTTTCCTCCGCCGTTCTCTTCGGCTCCGTCATTCATGGCTAGATCCTATTCCCTACATCGTGCCGATGGCCGTAACCGCGAGCGGCCCCCAACGGCGTTGAGACGGGCCGGACACGCCCGCCGAGTACAGGCCCGCGAACCATCCCGCGGGCACGTGGGTGTCGGTGAGGTGCAGCACCGAGACACCGTTCACCTCCACGTCGATGGTCGACCCGGCGATGGTCCACACGAATTGATCTTCGACCGACATCGGCGTGAACGTCCCGATGGAGACCGGGCCGGCACCGATGTCGTAGTAGACGGCACCACCGGACGGGTTGAGAATGTACCCGTTGTTGGCCTCCCCCACGGCGTTCCACCGGGCGCAGTACGAACCGTTGTTCGCCACGATCACCGCGGACAGCTGCATGTCGTAGGTCACGCACGAGTCGTCTAGGTCACCATCTGACGGGAAGTGCGCGGGGTCTCGGGGTGCGACACGCCCACGCACGACCGAGCCATCGCCGGTGAGGCATTTCGCCAGGTTCCCGGCGATGGCGAAAGTGGCCGTGTCGTCGGGCTGCCAGCTCGTCCCCGAGTACGACGGGTTGATCCGCAGCGCGTTGTCGGGGCGCACGAAGTCGTCGTAGATGTCGGTCGACACGATGCCGACCGTGGCGGCTGCGATGGCGGCAGCCCACAACTCTTGACCGAGCAGCGAGGGGTGGAACCCTTCGATCAGGTTGTCGGGGAGCAGGTCGAGCTTGGTGAGCAGGTCGACGTACTTGACCCCGAGGCGAGTGCTCAACCGCTGCCACGCAAAATTCATCTGCGATTGGCGGTACGGGGAGGCGTGGAAGTCCGCGAACTCACCCGGGACCCATGGGGCGGTTCCGATCAGGATCGGTTCGGCGCCCCGGTCCCGGCACAAGGTGATCATCTGGGTGAGCACCTTGATATGGTTCACGTCCGACAGACCGGTGCCGTGCGCGTCGAAGATCGTGGCGTTCTTGTAGTCGTTGACGTTGACCTCGATGAAGACATACCCGTAGGGCTCGTCACCAATCGTGGCAAGGAGGATCGGGTACAGCTGCGCCGAGTTGTAGCCGGACTGCGACTGATTGTCGAGCACGATTGGGCCGGGTGCGTCGACCGCTCGCGCGGCGTAGGCGTCGGGGAAATAGTCGACCCACGAGACACCTCCGGTGTAGGTGCCTGCTGAGATCGATGTGCCGATCACGAGCGCTTTGGTGAGGTCTCCACCGTTGCGACCGATGGCGGACACAACCGGGTTGGCCGGGTCGGTGCTGTCGACGGTGACACCGGTGCCGGGGACGATGGTTTGCACGACGCCGGGGATGCCGGGGTCGCCTTGCGGGCCGGTTGGCCCGGGGATTCCCTGCGGGCCGCGCAGGCTCCCCAGGAATTCGACCGTGGCATGCGTGTCGTCGATCACGACCGTGACGATGCCCCAGTTTCCATCTGTCGACTGATCCAGGACGAGATCACCGATCACGATGGGCCGATGTTCGGTGTCGACATCGGTGAAAGTCACGTCGGTGGTCCCGGTGCCTGCGATGTCGGTGGCCGTCGTGCGGAAGGAATACCCCGAAATGGCGTGCTCGATGATGTACGCCTCGACGGCGGCCAACCAATCATTCAGGGTCGTGAGGAAGTTGGTGAGCCACGGGAAGAAGACCCGACGCCACCAAGCACGCCACCAATCGAGGATGCGGTCACGGTTCTCACCGTCGGCCGGCACCCACGGGGACCCTTCACCGACCTCGGGCTCAGGGTTCGGGACGGTCAACGCGGGAGGGTCGAACGGCGGTGGAAAGTCACTCATGAGCGCACCCTACCATCGAGGCCACGTCTGGCCGTTCCAAAACCCCGACAGACCGGAACGGCCCTGCGGAGGCGCGTAGTCGTCCGGCACGTCGGATTCGGGCTGATCGAAGGCGCCGAGGAAGAGGGATTCCATGGCGTCGACCACTTCCTCATCCACATTCAGGTAGGCCAAGCGCTGCTCCATGAGCAACTCGGCAATGGGCCGGTGGCGCCCGTTGGCGGCAGCTCGACTGTCGAGCGCGGTGGTCGAATAGTCGGTGCTGCCGCTGATCTGCGATTGCGGGAAGTCGGAGGCGACATCGAGCTTGTGGTCTGTTGCCGCGGTGTCGTCCAGGGGCATGACCACCGCGGTGGAGGCATACCGCTGATTGAACATAGTCATGTGAAGATTGCCCCACCGACGGACGGCCAACCGGAACTCGCCCGGGGTGTTGTAGCCGAGTCGACGTGTGCGGAACCGGTCGAGGATATTGGACAGGATGACCGGGCGGTATTCCTCCGCGAACAGCGGCAGGCTCGACAACCACAGGTCATCGCCGGGGGTCGGGTCGACTCCGGTGGGTGGCGTTCCGCGCTGCCAGACGAGGGATGATCGCACTTCGGCGGGGACGACGATGTTGCCCACCGACGGGATGGTGATCGTGAGGGCGGCTTCGGCTGCGGTCTCGATGGTGTAGCCCTGGCGGTGCAGGGCGTCTTCGAGGGTCATGGGTCGGGCGGTCATGAGCGCATCCTATCTGTGGAGGCAGCCTTCACACGGAAATGTGATGCAGGATTGCCCGGTCGTGCGGTGCCGTCGAAGGTGCCCATGGTCTCAGTACGTCACTCCGCCGACCGGGGCATTGGCGGGTTCGGTTCCGATCTCGGACACGTCATTCCAAATGGTCACCCCGCGTGAGAAGGCCGCCGAGACCGCCTCGCGCGCCGACTGCGGAAGGTCCCCGAGCACTGATGCCTCGGTGAGCTGCCAATAGCTGTAATGGGTCATCACGTCCAGGCGAGGCGGCACGAAGGCCCGGTTGACCGTGTACCCGTAGCGGGTGAACATCGCCACTGCGCGGGCGATATCGCCGGCCACCATCCCGAGCACGTAGACGCTCGGGCCGCGACCGTGGGCGAGAAGTCGCGGCGACTCCACTGAGACCGAGTCGGCACTGGGAGCTACTGCTTCGGCTGACCGGGCGCTCGCCCGCAACCCGCGGGCCGTCGACAGGGCGTCGATGGCTGCCAGTGCCGAGGCGATGTCCTGTTGAGAGAATGCCTCGTCGGTGACGAGGGTGTTGCCGTCGGAGGCGTGCTGCGCTCCGAGGGTGGGTGCCAGCGGGCCTTTCGGAATGCTTGACCCGAAGAGGGAGGCCGCCGAAATGGCCTCCTTGGTCACCCCGGTGACCGTGAGTTGAGCGTGTCGTGCCGGTTCAGCGGATGCGGCCCGAGGGCGCGTGTCCGGGGTGCCGGTAGCTCGATGCTGCGCCATTAGATGGCCTCCAATGCTGCATACCCGGTCGCCAGGTACGACGACGCCAGGGTGAAAGCGTTGTCGGCGTTGGCGTGCTGAATCGCGGTCAGCATGTCGATGATGGATTGGGCGCGGTTCGCTGCGATGGGTGCCGCCTCGGTGGCGTACACACGATCTCGCCCGACCGCATAGTGCGACATCTGCGCGTCGACCGGTGCGCCCATCGGATTGCGCGGGGCAGCTGACCCGTTGGATACGAGCCACACGGCAACATCGGCCTGCGGGTAGAAGGCGCCTTGGATGACCACCTGAATGGCGGTCGTGCCGATCTCTTGGGGCTCGTAGTCGAGGGTGGCGCCGATCCGGTCGGCCACCTCCACGAGAGAGAACGGCGCGGTTCGCAGCTTCGTCCACGCCGCATAGGCATCCGGCAGGCCCGCCGTCCAGTCGGCGGCCAACGTCTGAGTGGATTGGATCGACGTGCTCAGCACTGACGCGTAGCTCGGCGCGCCGCTCGTGTCGGGGATGCCGTCGACCGGGCTGAGCGGCACCGACCCGTTGCCACCGCTGGCGCCTCCGGTGAGCAGGATGACCCGTTGGATGCCGTCGGCAATCCAAGGAGTGTGTGCCAGCTTCGACAGGTGGGTGATGGCTGCGCCGACCGACGAGTAGATGAAGGCACCACCTTCTGCGACCATCCCGTCGATGATCGAGGGGGTGGCGCCGACCGCCACCGGGCGCATCATGGCATCGCCGTCGGCGTAGGGGTAATAGAACGGGTCTTCGTATCCGGCGCCGGAACTCTGCCCCACGCTGTACGGGAAGTCTTCGCTACTGACGGTCACGTGCGGGGTGATCGTGCCCGAGGCGTGGCGCGACACGATGATGGGGTCGGTGGTGGTGGTCTCGTCGTCGTCGACTGCGACGAATGGGTCGGCACGAAGATCGGTGGTCGATACGACGAGCACCCGGGCGGTTCCGAGCGGGTCGATGTTGTATCCGGCATAGCCGGTGAGGGGTCCGGGGGTGAACGGTTCCGGTTCGAGACAGTACCCGATGTCGCCAGCTGCCGAGGCGGCTACGGCGACGTGGCTGCGGTCCACGAAGGAGTAGCCGATGCTCGGGCCGTAGCTCGTCCACACGTCCGGGCCAACGTCCCAGTGTGTGACGCCGAGGTTTTCATAGCGGGCCGAGAGGAACCCGTACCATTCCCTGCCGCCAAGCGTGAACCGGGCGTAGTTGTACTTGACCGCAGCCGACAGGCTGAGTTCGAGTTGCAGATCACTCCACGGGTTCCACCGTTCGACCGAGGCTTGCAAGGCCCGCCCCGCGGTGATCTCCGCGGCGATGAAGGCGTCGACCGCGGCAGCGTTCAGGGCAACGTTGCGATATTCGGGGTCGAGCGGGGCGGTCACGAGCACGACCGGAACCGGCTCGACTGTGGTGGGTGCGCCCGGTGAGGGCCGCTGCCCGGGCTGCCCAGGGAAGTCGGGAATATCCTCAATGTCTACCATTGGTCGACGACCTCGACGATCTCGGCGCCTTCGAAGTAACGACGGTTGATCAGTCGAGCTGCCTGCTGCCGCGGGGTGAGAGTGCGACGACGCACCGACTCGACGGCGCCGCGGATGGCCTGCACCTCATCGTCGGTGAGGCGTTCCTCTTTCTCCTGAGCTCCCGCCTGCACCCCGAGCGCGGTGAGGGCTTCATTCCACAGGCGCATGGCGACCACATGCGACCGCTCGACCTGCTCAGGGTGCACGCCGAGGTCGAGCGCTTTGATCGAGTCGAGGTCGAAGCTTTTGTTCGACACGAATGCGGGGATACCGCTGAGAGTGGTTTCGAGTACCGTCTGCGAGGTCAGCAGCTTGTCTTGCTCGGTGGCGATGACCACCCCGCGGGTGGTTGCCATCATGTTGGTGTCGACGACGAGCGCGGCGCGGGCAAGCCGGTTGGCCCACAACTCGATGGTTTGCCCGTCGTAGTTCATGCGGAGGGCGTCACCCCAGATCGGGACGCCGCGCCACATTTTCAGTGGTTGGTTGGTGGTGAAGTCGCGGGCCTGAATGCCGGGGCCGTAGGGCCGATAGCCTGCCGGGTTGAAAAGGTCGTCGAGCTGGCCTCCGCCGTAGGTGGCTCGGGCGACGGTGAATCGGCCAGCGTCGGCTTCGGTCTTGCCATCTTTGAGTGGGACGCCAGCTCGAAGGTGGAGGAATGCGCCGAGGCCGCCTTGCAGCACGAGCATGGTTTCGACGCGCATGGGGTCGATGTTGTCGGGCAGGCCGACCCACCGGTAGCGGGTGCAGGCGATGCCGGCCAAGCGGTTGTAGTAGTGGTTGAAAAGGACTTGTGCGTCCCCGTTGATCCATGGCGACGACTCGGTCGGTCGCACTGCGGGGTATCGTCCTTTGCCCATGGTGGGGGAGTGTACTAGACAGGTGGCGTCATCGGGCTGTACGCTCGCCGTCGCACCCCGATTCGGAAGGAGCGGGCCTCGGTCGAATCTCAGCCGGGTCGGGGTGTATACCGAAAATGCTCACTACCTGAATCGAGATCGAAAATGAAATTCGAAACGACCGAACGCAACGCTGCTCCCGCCCGATTCAACCGAATCGGCACCACCGTGGAGGGGACCGTCTTGAAGGCGGAGACCGCCCCCGTCCCCGAGTTCGTCAACGGGCGCGTCGTCGGCCCCAAGATGGATGTCAACGGCCCGGTCACTCAGATCGACGTCACGCTTGACGTCAACGGGGTGCCCACCGTGCTCCACACCCGCGGGGGCATGGGCAACGCCATTGCCGCGGCACTGAATGGCGCCGAACTCCGCGAAGGCGACTACCTCTCGGTCACCTATGTGGCCGACGAGCCGATCTCGGACGAGATCGACCCGGCCAAGGTCTACGCGGCCAAGGTCGTCCACGCCAAGAAGTAGCAGCGAGCAAAAGGCCGTGACCCCCGCTCGGCCCACCGAGCCCGGAACCACTTCCCTGGTTCCGGGCTCGGTGCCGTTGTTCGCACGACAGTGTGACAAGACATCGCCACACGCTCCTCACAACTATTGGAAGCGTTGGAGGAAATTCGCGCTGCCATATCTTCGGAACCCGGACGCCTACCCGGACGTGTGGGATTCCCCGTATCGCTGCCAAGGGGTCGAACGTTGATCGAGACCGGCCACGTTTTCAGTCGCCTAACCGTGCGACTTTGGTACATCTGCGCCCTCTGCGGCAGACACCGCCACTACCATGCCAACCGAGGCCCCCGATGGCCGTGACGCCCGAATTCGAATGGTACGACGCCCGCGCAGTCAAGTCGCGGAACGCCCTCATTTCGATCATCGCAGGACCGCCGAGCATCGGCAAAACCTACCGGTTCAAAGTCGACACCATCGAAGACGCCCTCCGCACCGGGCGTCAAGTCATGTGGGTGCGCCGCACCGTGATCGAGTTGGGCTTCGCCAAGTCCGGGTTTTTCGACACCATCGCATCCGATCACCCCGGGTTCGACTTCCGGGTCGAGGGCAACGCTGGCCAAGTGCGGAAAGAGGGCGGCGAATGGGTCACCATTGTGATCTTCGCGGCCCTGTCCACGAGCTACCAAATGAAGGGCACCGAGTACCCGAACGTCTACACCATCGTGTACGACGAATGTTTCACGGCCCCCGGTAAAGCGTATTTGGTCGACGAGGTCGACAAGCTGCTGCGGCTGTGGATCACCGTGAACCGGTCCCGCCTCGGACGTGACGGGCGGTCAGCCACCAGGATCTACTTACTCGGAAACCCGATGGAGTTGGATAACCCCTACTTCCTCTTCTGGGGGTTCGACGCCTCCCGCGAATGGCAGAAGGGGAAAGGCACCGACGGTGACGTTGTCCTTCATCTGATCGACGCCGCCAAGTACAAGCGCCGTGTCGGGGAAACCATCTACGGAAAGGCGCTCGGTGTCGCCCAACTCGACTACGCCGGGGGCACCTACTTCCTGCCCGATGGCGGCTATGTGATCGACGAGCGCCCCGCGGACTCCAAACCGTTCGCCACCCTCGTGACCATGCGAGGCACATTCGGGCTGTGGGAGTCGGCGGACTACCTGCGAATGTTTGTCACGCCGGGTGCGCTGGCAGCTCAGGTGCCGGTTGTAGCCTTCGAACCGATGGCCGTTCACCCGGGCGTCGTACTGGCCGACGGGCACCATCGGGTGCGGAAGGCAGCTCGACGGCACTACCGGCAAGGGTCGATGTTCTTGGTCGGCCAGGCTGCGACGGCGGCTCGGCAGGCATTGGCACGATGAGAGAGGTTAGATCATGACCGACGATGCGGCACGCCGAGCACGCCAAGCCGCCAACTCAGCCGCCTACCGGCAACGCCAAAAAGACGCCGCAGCCACCAAGAAACTCCGCGGCGCCACACCCCACGGCGGAGGCATCGTCGACGCTGCCCGAGCTGCCGCCGACGCCCTCCGCACCGAACGCCTCCGCATCCTCTCCCAACTACCCGACGCCCGAAACCCACGCGCCAAGATCAGGCCCCAACTCGAAACCGAACGCGGTGAAGGTCCCACCAAGAAGACCAAGGCAGCCCAAGCCCGACGAGCCGCCGACATTCGGGCCGGCGCGAACGCGCAACGGGTCGCCGCCATCGGTCGAGCCCGGAAGGCGTCACTCCGCATCGAGCTGACCGATGGGCCGCTGTCCGAAATTCTCCAAGAAATGAACCCGAACGACCGGGCACGGTTTCGGGAGCTCACTGACCGCATCGCCAAAGGGTCGGCGCAGTCGGTCGGCATCCTGTTCGCTCACGCGGGCGGCCAAGGTTTGTACTCGGGAGCTATTGAGAAGATCGTCTACGAGTTGTCGCGCGAGGAAGGGTTCGACATGCTTGAAACGTTGGCCGAGTACGCCGAGTCCGCTGCGAAGCTGTACGCGCCGTCGGTGATCGGTCGTCTGAATATCTGACCCCTGTAATAGGGTGTTTGTGAAGTGAACTTCACACGCTAGTCTGATCTCATCGCCTTCCAACCGAGGCGCCTACCGATTCCGAAAGGCTCCAACCATGGCCGACACCGTCAACCTGCCGCACACGAGCGATGAGACTTGGAACGCGCTCATCGCCCGCAATCTTGCTCGCTTCGACGAGTTCGAGGCGCCCGAATCCGACCCCGCCGAGCGGGACCCGGAAGAGGCCGACCCCGGCACCGGCACCCGGGTCCGCAGCATCCTCAGCAAAGCACGCGGCATTGTGCTAGTCCGAGTGCCAAGCGTCTTCGACGGTCGCCCGGGCTACCTCGTCTTCTGGGAAGACGGCACTACGACGATCAACGATGGTGACCTCATCGAATTGGACGTGTGCCCCATCCACGGCGTCGGATGCGCGGCCTGGTCATGACTGGGCGACACGTCGCCACACTGGCCGACAACCTGCCCGACCGGTGGGCGCTCCCCATGGCACCGGCGCCACGCCACTCGACCGCGACCCACACTCACGACTACAAGACTGTGGCCGTGTTCGAGGGCTTGCGCGAATCCCTCGGGCAGTGCGCCTGCGGTGATGTCAAGACCACATTCAGAATGGACGGTGAGTCATGAGCCCGCGTCTGCTCGATCTCTTCTGCGGAGCCGGTGGCGCGTCACAAGGCTATTGGAACGCCGGTTGGTGGGTGTATGGGGTCGACTTGAACCCGATGCCGCATTACTCATTCCCTTTCAAGCAAGCTGACGCTATCGAGACATTAAGAACCCTTCTTGCCGGTGGCGACGTGAGTTTCAGCCATGGCACCAAGCAATTCGGGAAGCGAATGAAGCTGGCCGACTTCGACGCCATCCACGCCTCGCCACCCTGCCAGGCATACAGCGTGACCAAACACTCGCACACCATCGAATACCCGGAACTCATCGAACCGGTACGTAAATTGCTCATTGAAACCGGGCTGCCATACATCATTGAAAATGTGGTCGGTGCTCCCCTCATCGAACCGGTGACCATCTGCGGATCCATGTTCGGCCTGACCGCGCACGACCCGGCAACCGACCTGACTCTTGAACTCAGGCGCCACCGGTTATTCGAATCCAACGTGATGATCTCCGCCCCGAGCGGATGCCATCACGTCCACCAAGTCGGTGGCGTCTACGGAGGCGGCAGCTCGACACGGTCGAAGGATCGGGCCGACTGGCCCAAGGGCAAGCCCGGACGCGGAGGCTACACGCCGCACGCCTCGGTGCGCTATGAACTCATGGGCATCGACTGGATGAACCGCGACGAGCTTTCCGAGTCGATTCCGCCCGCGTACACCGAACACCTCGGAACGCAGCTGCTCGCGGGACTCGGCCTCGTATGACAACGCCCGAGCAGACACGCCGGAATGTGCTCATGACCCGAGCCCTCCACAACCCCGACGGCCTCACCAAATACGAGTACACCAAGGGATTCACCAAAGCCGACTCCATCCGGTTCTGGGTCGACGCCGGAGCGCTCGGATTCGTGCGCCTCGGGGTCAACGCTCGCGGGACGGCCATGTATGGGTTGCGGTCGGAGGTGCCCGAATGACTATCGGCCAGAACGTCGCCAAGCTGTCGAAATGGATCGACGCCAGCTATCCCGCCAGCATGGATGCCGAATTGGTTCTCAGGCGCCGAGTCGGAAAGATCATGAATGAAGCGGGCGAGGTTGCCCAAGCCCTAGAGGGCTATACCGGCGAGAATCCCCGCAAAGGCGTATTCGACACCTCCGATCACGTCATGGCTGAATTGCTCGATGTGGCAATTACTGCCCTCGGTGCGTGGGAGCACATGGACGGTAATTTGGGCCGCTCGCAGCACGTTTTAGAGGAAAAGCTGCTAGCCATCCTTAGACGAGCAGGTATCGAATGAACCCGACTGCACCCGCCGATCCTGCAACGGATTCCGGCGTGAAGGCCACCCTCACACCCCGGCAAATGACCCGAAAGATCGAACAACAGCAGAAAACCATCGAAACCCTCCGCGCCACCATCGCCAATCGACCACCCAAGCGACCCCGCCAGGAAGTCGAGACCGTCGGCCCCCGCGGGTTCATCACGGCAGCCGCCAGGTTCATCCGCTCGGCCGGCAAACGCGCCGGGGAAGGCGACGAGTTCGAGCTGGCCGAATTGGTCGGCCTGCACGATGTACTCGACGAGGCGGTCGCCACCGCCGTGGCGGGGCAGCGCACCTACGGCAAGTCGTGGGCCGCTATCGGTCGCGCTGTCGGGACCTCGCGGGAGGCCGCCTGGCAGCGATGGGGGAAGGCATGACCGATTCCATTGGACGACCCGCGCCGCGCTACTTCACTTGTGGGCACCTCAACTACGGCACCGAATCGGAGCCCGCCTCGGTCGGCCTATGCGAGGAATGCGCCCTGTTCTACTGCCACGCCTGCAACTACGACGTACACGTATGCCCGGGTTGCGGCGACCCTCACCGACATGGTGAATCGCCACACCCGGGAATCGACTGCACCGCGTGAACGTCGAAGACCTCGAAGCCACCGCACCAATCCGATGGTTCTCCGACGACTTCGAAACCACCACCGACCTCGACGGTCCACCACTCCCGTATACCCTCGACGCCGACGAAATCGAATCACTCGAAACCCTCCCACCCGGCGATAGCCGCCTCACCGTCACCATCCGCCACGACCAAGCCCTCACCGTCACAGCCACCCGCGACCTCGACGGAACCCTCACCGCAACCCACCGAACCGGACGTGTCCGAGTGTGGGCGTGGGCCATCGCACCCCTCGACGAAGACCGCATTTTCACCGGCACCACCATTGAAAGCTACGTCAACAAAGCTGCCGAGCTCGGCGGCATCCATTGGTTCCACAACCTCCGATTCGACGGCGCATTCCTCGACTCCCACCTCTACGACGACCCACCCATCGGCCTCGGCCTCGGCGTCGGATCATGGATGCCCCGACACGTTCCCCGCGGATGCGCCTCCGCACTGATCTCCGACCAAGGCGCTCACTACAGCCGATTCGTCCACATGCGCGACGGACGCAAATTCGAAGTGCGCGACAGCCTCAAAAAATTCCCCAACACCTCGGTCGCTGAGCTGGCCGAAATGTACGGCGCCGAAGTCGGAAAAGGCGAGATCGACTACACCGCCGAACGCCCCGCAGGCTACAACCCGACCCCCGAAGAGTGGTCGTACATTCGCACCGATGTCGATATCGTCCGCAACGCCCTCCGCGTGGCCGAAGCCATCGGCAACACCGGCCTAACCATCGGCGGGGACGCCATGAGCGAATACCGGGCCACCATGCCCGGGCGATTCCGGGTCTCCTTCCCCCTCATTGACCGCGACCTCGACGACTGGATTCGACGCGCCTACCGAGGCGGATGGACATACGTGAATCCCGAATACCAAGGGCTCATCCTCGACCCCGCCACGATCCGCAGCATCCTCGCTGAATTGGGCATCGACGAAGACGAAGGATCAACGTGGGATGTCAACTCGATGTACCCCGCGGTCATGCGGCAATCCTCGTACCCGGTCGGAACCCCCGTGCAGCTGGCCCCCGGTCAACTCGAACTCGAAGGGTTCCCTCACACCATTGTGGGAGCCCTGCTCGACGCCAAGATCAAACCCGGACGCCTCCCCATGATTCAAGTGAAGCATGACGCCCGGTACGACCCCGTCACCTACCAAACCGAGGTGCACGCCATCGAGTGGTTCGGCACCGAAGTCGATTGGGCGCTGCTCAATGATCAGTACGACGTTGAGATCCACGAATATATTGCGGGGTTCGCCTTCCGCGGCATGACGGGCCTCTTCGACCGCTACATCGACAAATGGATGGTGGTGAAAGAAGAGACCGGACGCATCATGGCGGCCGAAAAAGCTGCCGGTCGAATCGGGTCCGTCGCCTACAACCAAGCCGCCGGCCTCCGCGCTCAGGCAAAATTCCAACTCAACAACCTATGGGGCCGGTTCGCAATCAACCCACTTCGAGCCGGCCGGCTACCCGAGATAGGCCCGGACGGTGTCGTGCGCTACCCGCTCACCCCGCAGCACTACGACGAACCCGCGTACACGGCGGCAGGAGTGTGGACGACCTCATATGCTCGAGACCGGGTCATCCGGGCAGCTCAGTCGTTTGGGCGTCGGTTCCTTGCTGCAGATACCGATTCATGCCATGTGCTCGGCACCGACCCGGGCGCCCTAGAAGTGCATGAAACCAAGCTCGGCGCGTGGAAACGGGAGTCGGTCTTCACCAAGGCGACCTACCTGCGGGCGAAGGCATACGCCGAACAGCTCAAAGACGGTGAGGTCGAAGCTCACGTAGCGGGGCTGCCTCGGAAACTCTTGCAGGGTGCCCGGGTCGAAGACATCGCTATTGGCACCACCTATTCTGGCAAGCTCGTCCCGCGGCGTGTGCCGGGTGGGGTGATCTTGGTGAGCACCGACTTTGCTATCGGTGAGCGGGACGGGTGGGGGCACCGGTCATGAAGCAAACACTCTGCCGGTGGTGTCGTCACAAACGTAAAGACCATGGCCTACAGGGGTGCCGCCGATGCCGTTGTGAAATTCCGGGCGCAGCGTGGAATACTGAAAATGCGCCGCCCGATTCCTAAGCGCGCCGCATCCCACTCGGGGCCCAAAGCCCGGGACCGGCGAGCAGTCAGCAGGAGTGCAGACCGTGATCGAATCGGACACGGCCAAACGGGCGGTTCGGGTTCCGACTCGAACCGCCCAACCTTCTGCTACCATTCCCGGCATGGCACGCAAACCCGCCGAAGCGTCTAAGCCGCCCGAGCCCAAAAGCCCGGAACCTTCGCGCGGCGTTCCCACCCACGACGACGAATGGTGATCTCATGACCGACACCGCACCCCCGACGAAGCCCACCATCATGGACCGCATCCGCGAATTCCTCGACTCCCTCGGAAGCGAAGAGGCCGAGACCGCCGAGACCGCCGAGACCGCCGAGACCGCCGAGACCGCCGAGACCGCCGAGACCGCAGCACCCGGCTCCGAAGCCGAAGCCGCAGCCGCCGAGAACACCGACGGAGAAACCGGCGCCACCCCAGGCACCGAAGCCACCGACGCCGAAGACGAAGACCTCCGCGCCACCATCCGCGACCAGGCCGCCATGATCGAGACCTATCGCAACGCCCTCGCCGCTGCGGGACTCGAAGACCCCCTCGACATCGAAGAGGAAACCGAAGCCGGACTCATCCCCGGCGACACGCCCACCGAGGATGACGCCGTGGCCGCCTACGAGGCCGATAAGCTGAACCAACAGGCCCTTCTGGCCTCGATCAAGGAGTAGAACCCATGTCCGGACCCCTCGCCGCTGTCGACAACGGCACCCTGCTCGCCGTCATGACGACGGGTGACCCGCTCGCCAAGCCCGGGCCGGCAGGCGAAGCCTTCTTCCACGAGACCGTCAACGCCATCTTCCGCAACCCCGCCAAGCGCAACGCATTCCTGAACAACGCGTTCAACCTGTGGTCACCGCAGCTGTCGAACCCGCGCGAGTGGGAAGGCTACGCCGACAAGATGGCCGTGCGCCGCTCCGACTGGGGCGCCACCGTTCTCGGTCTCGACGCCCACGGGCTGCCCACCTCGGTGCAGGCGAACCCGAACGACGCGCAGAACGACCTGCGATTCAAGAAGTACCGCCCCGAGTACCGGCAGGGTTACATCGGCCTGTCCCGCGATGTCTACATTCCCATTACGGTCGACCCGGTCAACGTGGGGCGCCTCATGTCCCAGGGATTCGACGGCGATGCCGCGTCCAAGTTCCTCGCCGCGCAACTCACCCAGATGCTGAACACCGACAAGGCGCAGGAGTTCAACACCCTCTTCGACAGCTTCGCCCGGTTCGTCATCATCCCCGGCATCTTCTACCGGCACACCGTTGACCTGAACCCGGCCACCATTGCCCCCGCCGACGCGGTGGCAGCTGCGAGCGTCATCCGGGCCGCGCGCAAGAACCTGGCCGACTTCACCAACCGATTCAGCACGGCCAAACAGCCTCAAACCGTCCCCGACGACCAGGTCCGCCTCGTGATCTCGGTATCGGCCATGCAGGCGCTCAACGTCGGTTACTCGGGGTCATTCAACCCCGAATACGTGCTCGCGCTCCCGGCGTCGCAGATCGTCGAGGTTCCCGATGAGTACTGGGACAGCCGCCCCGCGTTCGCGGGCACCCAGACCCAGTGGGCGCTCGTCGATGCGGGCACCGACCAGGGTGACGGTGGAACCTTCATTCTCGTCGACTCCCTCTACGAGCGCGGCTCGGACCCGTTCAACATCACCCAGACCTACAACACGGCCATGCACCACGCCGAATTCCTCGACGTGAACCCGTATAAGACCCTCGTCATCGGCGGCCCGGGGGAAGGAACCCAGATCACCGAACTGACCCCCATTCCCGCCAGCATCACCCTGGACGTGTACACCGACCAGGGCATCATCGTGGCCGGCACCGATGACCTTCCGCGCGGCGTCGAATTCTCCACCCATGTCGCGGTCGTGGACGCAGCTGGCGCGCCCGCAGGCGGTTGGGTAGTCACCATGACCGGTGCCACGAGCCCGACCGATTCGACCACCATGCTGCGGTACTCCGACGGCAAGATCGGCAACGATGAGCTGTCGTCCACCATCACGGTGGTGGCGACAAGCCTCATCGACCCGAGCATCACGACCTCGCAGACGTTCACGCTCAGCGGCCCCGCCATCGACCTGCTCAACGGGCTCACCTACATCGACCCGTTCACCTTCCCCGGTGTGTTCGCACCCGGAACCGGCACCGGTGGCACCTACACCTACACGGCAGCCACCGGCGTGACCTACGAAAAGACCCTGGACGGTGGAACCACATGGACTCCGCTCGGAGCCTCGCCCGTCACAGTCGCCTCGGGCGCCACCATCACAGTGCGAGCCACCGCCTCCACCGGTCATGTGTTCCCCGACGGAACCGCCGTCAAAACCGACGGCCCGCACACCGCCGCGTAACCCACTTCTCGGGCCGGTAGATCCGGCACAGACTACCGGCCCGAGAACAACGGAGGATCACTGCCATGACACGCACACCGACTCGCAAGATTGCAGTCGCAGCCCTCGACGGCGGTGGCGGGACCATCACACCCGGCCAAAACATCTTGGTGGACGGGTCGGAAGTGTCGGTCGGAGTGGCCTCACCTGGCGACTTCGGCTTGTACCTCAACGGTGAAGGGCTCATCATCCTCGCGCTGAGTGCGCAGACCTTCATCGAAATGGCCTCCAACTCAGTGGTCGTATCCACGGGCGACGGCAGTGCCAGCGTCCAGATCGGAACCGCCGAAGTTCAACTCAACGGCGACGCCGTGCGCCTCGGTGGTGTCTTCATTCCCGCCAAATACTCCACGGGCGGCCTTCCCGACCCGGTTGCGGCCGGCGACGGCGCTATCGCATACGACAGCTCAACACACGCACTCAAGATCAGCGATGGTGCTACCTGGCTTACCATCGCAGCCAGCTAGCCACAAGGCACGCCACACCGCCCGCAGCCACCAACCACCCCGGTGCAACGAAGGGGGACACCCGAATCCCGTCGGGAG